AAATGTTTATAAAGATAAAGCAGCTAGGGATGCAAATCCAAATAACCAAATCTGTTCAGTCAGTGGGTCATTTGATATGGATCTTAAAGATAGCGCAAAAAATCCTGTAAAACAGGCTTATGTTGCAGCTAAAACTGTTGCTACTTATAAAGATATGGCAGACGCTTAGTAGACTATGACAATAGGTTATTAAGAATACTATTATATGTGTAATAGTAATAAAGAACAATTTTAACTAAAATTTAATTAATTATGAATAAAAAAGTAGAAGACATAAAAGTCGAAAAAATTACTGACGAGCAATTAAAAGAATTGCAAGGACATGTAAGTACGATCAACAATGCGCAATTGCAATTGGGTCAACTTGAATCTCAGAAACACGGTATTGTAAACGCTATACCACAACTTCAAGTAAAATTGAAGGAATTCCAAGATAAAATGGAAGAAGAGTATGGTAAAGTAAGTATTAATATACAAGACGGTACAATACAGGAAATACCTGAAGAAGATGGGCAAGCTAATACGTAAGATAAGTATTGGTAAAGATTATAAAAATGAAGCTATGCATTACGCCGTTGGCCAAGAGGTCTACGGCGGGCATACAATTTGCGATATATTAGAGGAGGATACAAAATACAGCATTTATATTAAAAAAGATAAAGATGTGTTACCATGGAAAGATTTTAATAAAAACATGGCAGTATCTGTGGAGTATAACCTAGAATATTAATGCGTGGTTTATATGATTTTATTATCAAACCAATAGGTGAGAGATATAACAATAAAAAACAAATTGGTGATAAAGAATTAATAGTTAACACTGAAATTTTCCATCACCAGTATGTTAATAGAGAAGCTGAGGTTTTATCTGTGCCTAAATTAGTTAAAACTAAAATACAGCCCGGTGATACTATAATAGTACATCATAATGTATTTAGAAGATGGCATAATGCGCACGGCATCGAAAAAAATAGCAGAAGTTATATTAATAAAAATATATATGCAGTTAAAGAAGATCAGATTTTTGCATTTAAAAAAAATACTCTAAAAAAAGCAAAAACTTGTGGTGGTGAAGTATTGGTAGAAAAACACAACCAATGGGAAGCCACTGATGGTTTTTGTTTTGTGAAGCCAATTAAATCATATGATAAATTTGAAACTGATAAAGAACAGCCTCTTATTGGTATAATGAAATATTGTGATAATAACTTTAAAGACATTAAACTAGGGGATCTTGTTGGTTTTACACCATATAGTAAATATGAATTTATTATTAATAATGAGAGGTTATATAGGGTATTAACAAATTCAATTTCAATTAAATATGAATATCAAGGACAAGAAGAAGAATATAATCCAAGCTGGTTACAAAGCTGTTGATGAATTAATAAAAGTAGCTAAAGAAGAAATAGTTGATAGTGATGAGGATATTTCTGCAGATAGATTAAAAAACGCAGCAGCCACTAAAAAGTTAGCTATATTTGATGCTTTTGAAATATTAAATAGAATTGAAGAAGAAAAGAATATACTAGAAGATAAAACAAACACGCAAAAAGAAAATACTTTTTCAGGTTTTGCCGAAAGAAGATCTAAATAATGTATAAACAAACTTTGTATAAAGTTATTGAGCCAATAAGGATTAACACGTTAAAAAGGCTTAATAAAAGTAAAAAATGGAAATATGGTTACAATAAAGAACATGATATTGTAGTCATAAGTAAAACAGGACAAATAGGTGAAATATATGAAATTCAGAATTTTAAAATAGCTTTACCACCTGCTACTAAAGTTTATAGTAGATCAAAAAAGAAAAAAGAACAGTATTGGGAAAAATTTGAATATCCAAAAGCATTAAAAAACGTAAAAACCATTTTTGACTGGAGAGATTACCCAAATGAACATAAAGACAAATGGTTTGATTACATCAATGAAGAGTTTAATCGTAGAGAGAGTGGTTTTTGGTTTAATAATAATGGTAAGTCTACTTACATTACCGGTACTCACTATATGTATCTTCAGTGGTCAAAAATTGATGTGGGTGATCCTGAATTTAGAGAATCCAATAGATTATTCTATTTATTTTGGGAAGCTTGTAAAGCAGATAAACGTGCTTATGGAATATGTTATCTTAAAAATAGACGATCTGGTTTCTCGTTTATGGCAAGTGCGGAAACAGTTAATGCTGCTACTATCTCGAGTGATGCAAGATTTGGTATCTTATCAAAGTCTGGTTGGGACGCTAAGAAGATGTTTACAGATAAGGTTGTACCAATATCTGTTAATTATCCGTTTTTCTTTAAACCGATTCAAGACGGTATGGATAGACCAAAAAGTGAACTCGCATATAGGGTTCCGGCTCAAAAGTTTACTAGAAAGAAGCTTCAAACGAATGAGCAAATTGAAGAAATTATAGGTTTAGACACTACTATTGATTGGAAAAACACTGGTGATAACAGTTATGACGGGGAAAAACTAAATTTACTAGTACACGATGAAAGTGGTAAGTGGGAAAGACCTGATAACATATTGAACAACTGGAGAGTAACAAAAACATGTTTACGATTAGGTAGTAGGGTTATTGGAAAATGTATGATGGGAAGTACATCAAACGCATTAGATAAAGGTGGTAATAATTTTAAGAAATTATTTAGAGATTCTGATGTAACAAAAAGAAATAAAAATGGACAAACTAAATCTGGATTGTATAGTTTGTTTATACCAATGGAATGGAACTATGAGGGGTTTATGGATAAATATGGTATACCTGTTTTTGATACTCCATCCGACCCAACATATGATTTTTACGGAGAGTTGATAGACACTGGTGTTGTGGATCACTGGAATAACGAAGTTGAGGGTCTAAAAAACGATCAAGATGCTTTAAATGAATTTTACAGGCAATTTCCTAGAACGGAAGAACATGCGTTCAGAGACGAAACTAAAAATAGTATATTTAATTTAGCTAAAATATATGAACAAATAGATTATAATGAGGAAGTTGACAACGGTGTATCAGTTGGTAATTTTCAATGGGCAAGTGGGTTAAAAGATAGTAAAGTAATATTTTATCCAGATCCAAAAGGAAGATTTAAAGTTAGTTGGGTTCCACCTGTTAACTTACAAAATAGAGTTATTATAAAAAATGGTAAAAAATATCCAGGTAATGACCACATGGGAGCATTTGGATGTGATAGCTACGATATATCTGGAACTGTTGATGGGAAAGGATCAAATGGAGCCTTACATGGATTAACAAAATTTAGCATGGAGGATTGTCCTCTAAGCCAATTTTTCTTAGAATATGTAGCTAGACCAAAAACAGCAGAAATATTTTTTGAAGATGTTTTAATGGCGCTGGTATTTTATGGAATGCCAATGCTCGCAGAAAACAATAAACCACGTTTATTATATTATTTAAGAAGACGTGGATATAGAGGATATTCAATGAATAGACCTGATAAAGTTTGGAATAAATTATCTGTTACTGAAAAAGAAATAGGTGGAATACCAAATACTAGTGAAGATATTAAACAAGCACACGCAGCTGCTATTGAAACATACATACAAGAGTATGTTGGATTAAAATCAGATGGCGAGTATGGTAATATATATTTTAACAATACATTAGGTGATTGGGCGAGATTTGATATTAATAAGCGTACTAAATTTGATGCTACTATCAGCTCTGGTCTCGCTATAATGGCATGTAATAGGCATTTATATACACCTAATGCAGAAAAACAAAAAGCAAAAGTAAATTTAAACTTTTCAAGATATAACAATGATGGATTTACATCACAAATAATAAAATAAGTATGAGTAACAAAGGTTATTTTCCTAGTCAAGTAGTTAGTGATGCTGAAAAGGCTAGCTATGAGTATGGCTTAAGTGTAGCGAAAGCTATTGAAGGTGAGTGGTTTGGAAAAGAAACAAACAACGACAGGTATAAAGCCAATCAAGCTGAATTTCATAAACTTCGTTTATATGCTAGAGGGGAACAAAGTATACAAAAATATAAAGATGAATTATCTATTAATGGTGATTTATCTTATCTTAATTTAGACTGGAAACCAGTACCTATTATACCTAAATTTGTTGATATAGTAGTTAACGGTATTGCGGAAAGAACGTATGATATAAAAGCATATTCTCAAGACCCTGCTGGTATTAATCAAAGAACAGCATATACTCAATCTATAATGAGAGATATGAATACAGCTCAATATAGTAATGCTGTTATGGAGAAATTTGGTATAAATTTATATGAAAATGATCCTGAAAATATACCTGAAACGACAGAGGAGCTTGAAATTCATATGCAATTAGATTACAAGCAAGCGATTGAAATTGCAGAAGAACAAGCACTTAAAGTCTTAATGGATGGTAATCAGTATGATAATATATTAAAAAGAGTTTATCACGATTTAACTGTTATTGGCATTGGTGCTGTTAAAAATGATTTTAATACATCTGAAGGTGCTACAGTAAAATATGTAGATCCTGCTAATTTAGTATATTCATATACTGAATCACCTTTCTTTGATGATATATATTATTGCGGTGAAGTAAAAAATATCCCTATAAATGAACTTAAAAAACAGTTTCCACATTTAACAGATGAAGATTTAAGTGAAATACAAGAACAACCAGAGCAATCGTCATACCAAGCCACAAAACATGGAACAAATTCTACAGATAATTTAGATAGTAATATTGTTACTGTATTATATTTTAATTACAAGACGTATGCTAATGAAGTATTTAAAGTTAAAACATTAGGGTCTGGTGGTGAAAAAGCAATACAAAAAGATGATTCATTTAATCCACCAGAAGATGGTAATTTTGTGAGAGTATCAAAAGCTATTGAGGTATTATATGAAGGCGCTTTACTTGTTGGTACTAAAAAATTATTAAAATGGGAGTTAGCACAAAATATGCTAAGATCAAAAAGTGATTATACTAAAGTAAAATTAAACTATAATATTGTAGCACCTAGAATGTATAAAGGCAAGATTGAATCGTTGGTAAGACGTATAACAGGTTTCGCTGATATGATTCAATTAACGCATTTAAAGCTACAACAAGTTTTAGCAAGAATGGTACCGGATGGTGTTTATTTAGATATTGATGGTTTAGCAGAAGTTGATCTTGGTAATGGAACGAATTATAACCCACAAGAAGCATTAAACATGTTCTTCCAAACTGGTAGTGTTGTTGGTAGATCACTCACACAAGAGGGTGATATGAATCCTGGCAAAGTACCTATACAAGAAATAGCAAGTGGCAGCGGTGGTGCTAAACTACAAAGTTTAATTCAAACATATAATTATTATCTTCAAATGATAAGAGATGTGACTGGATTAAACGAAGCAAGGGATGGTAGCACGCCAGATAAAAACGCTTTAGTTGGAATACAGAAAATGGCAGCAGCGAATAGCAATACAGCCACAAGACACATACTACAAAGTGGTTTATTTTTAACAACAGAATTAGCACATGCGTTATCATTAAGAATATCTGATTTATTAGAATATTCACCAACAAGAGACGCATTTATACAAGCTGTCGGCGCACATAATGTTGCGACATTAAGCGAACTATCAGAATTATATTTATATGATTTTGGTATATTTATTGAATTGTCTCCAGATGAAGAAGAAAAACAATTACTGGAAAACAATATACAAATGGCATTACAATCTAATAGTGTTGAACTAGAGGACGCTATTGATGTTAGAAATATTAAAAATTTAAAACTAGCAAATCAAGTTTTAAAAATAAGAAGACAAAAGAAAACAGCCAGAGATCAACAAGTTGCAGAAAGAAATATGCAAGTACAAGCTCAAGCAAACGCACAAGCTGCCCAGCAAGCGGCGGCAGCGGAAGCACAAAAAGAACAGTTAGCAGTGCAGGGCAAAGCACAACTTGTGCAGGTTGAATCACAAGCTGAAATGCAAAAATTACAAATGGAAGCCCAACTTAAGTTTCAATTAATGCAAGCTGAAGCCCAAATACAAGCACGATTAAGACAAATGGAGATTGAAGCTGTACAGGGAAGAGAAGAATATAAGGAAGATCGTAAAGATGAAAGAACTAGAATTCAAGCATCACAACAATCTGAACTTATATCGCAAAGAAAAGAAGGTTCAGGACCTAAAACGTTTGAATCTATAGGTAATGATATACTAGGTGAAGGCATAAGCTTAGATATGTTTGGGCCTAATGTTTAACAAATAAATAAATAATAAAATGGCAATAGTAACAAACGATTGGACTGCTAAAATAATGGGGTCAGTATGTACTGACGGTGGAGATAGTGGACACGCTATCAAACCTCCTACAGATCATGTGTTTATTGGATTTACTGTGTTAGCCGCGGCAACATTTGATGCTAGTGGTGGTTTAGTCGCAGAAGATGCAACTGTATACGCAAACACAGAAGATGCTGCTGGTGATTTAGCTGCTGGTTCAGAAACAACAATTGAAGGATCTGGTGGTGTTGAATTGGATGCTAGTAATAGTTTTCCAGCTGGAGTAACTATTTATGGTAGATATACCGAAATAGATGTAGCTGGTGGAACAATTATAGCATACTGGGGAAAATAAAAAAATTGTACGAGAGTACATTATGTTTAATTAATTATATAATATTATATTATGGCAAAAAATGACAACGTCAAAATTGACGAAAAAAATGCTGAATCCCCTATGGGTGATGGCAAGTTAAAAATGTCTCATCTTAAAAAGTTTCAACAAGATGATAAACCTATTAAGGTAGACCTTGATGAAACAAAAGAAGAGAAAACTACAGATAAGATTGTAGAAGAGAAACCTAAAGAAACAACTGATGATAAAGTTATTGAAGAGGTTCAAGAGAAAGTGGAAGAGAAAAAGATTGAAGAGAAAAAAGAAACTGAACAACCGGTTTTGGAAGAAATTACAGACGAAAAAACTGATGAAACTGTTGAACAAAAAATTGAAACAGTTGAAGAAACAGTTAAAGATGCTGTAGAAGAAGCGGAAAAAACTGGGGAAGAATTACCAGAAAATATTCAAAAAGTTATAGACTTTATGAGTGAAACTGGTGGAGATCTTGAGGATTATGTAAAATTAAATCAAGATTATGGTAAACTTGATGACACTATGTTATTAAGAGAATACTATAAACAAACTAAACCGCATCTTAATAGCGGGGAGATTGATTTTTTAATTGAAGATAATCTCACGTATGATGAGGATGTAGATGATCCGAAAGACATACAGCGAAAGAAATTAGCGTTTAAAGAGCAGGTTGCCGACGCTAAAACCCACTTAGACGGGTTAAAGTCTAAATACTATGAGGAAATCAAAAGTGGTGTTAAGTTAACATCCGACCAACAGAAAGCTATTGATTTTTTTAATAGATATAACGAAAAGCAAGTAGAAACAGAAAAAGTTGCTAAAGAACAAAGAGACGTGTTTCAATCAAAAACGAATCAGGTATTCAATGATAAATTTAAAGGTTTTGAATATAATATCGGAGAAAAGCGTTTTAGATTTAACGTTAAAGATTCATCACAAGTGAAAGAAAGCCAAAGTGATCTTAGTAATTTTGTTGGTAAATTCTTAGATAAGAAACAACAATTAGCAGATCCGCAAGGTTATCATAAAAGTTTGTTTACAGCAATGAACGCTGATGCTGTAGCTAATCATTTTTACGAACAAGGCAAAGCAGATGCTATCAAGTATAGTGTGGCTAACGCTAAAAATGTAACAACTGAACCTCGACAAGGTCTTGGTGAAGTTGAAGCTGGTGGAATGAAAGTTAAAGTGTTAAGCGGCGATGATTCTAATGCTTTTAAGTTTAGAATTAAAAAGTAAGTTTAACTAATTAAAATTTAAAAATTATGGCAGCAATTACTCCAACGGGTGGAACGTCACTAAATAGTGTCCCTTCACCGAAAAGAGTCTCGCTTAGTACTAATTACTTAGATTTTACTGGAGGTGACAATGATTGGTCACAACAGTATTTACCTGACTTGATTGAACAAGAAGCTGAAGTATATGGTAAGAGAACCATCGCTGGTCTCTTAGCAGCTATCGGAGCTGAAGAATCAATGGCGTCAGATCAAGTAATTTGGACGGAGCAAGGAAGATTACACGCGTCTTATGATGTAGAAAGTTACTCAAGTGAAGTTCTTACATTAGATGCAGCAATCGGAACAAGCAGCACTGATCAAAATAGTGCAGCAATTAAACCGGGGAACACGGTACTCATCTCTGATGGTGCAGCTAACCCTTTTGTATTTAGAGCATATGTAAGTGCAGTATCTGCAGTATCTAGTACTGTTGGTACCAACGCAACTATTACAATTAGACCTTACAAATATGCTAATGTCCAAGGAGCTGTAGATGCTGGTGCATCCACTACATACGGAAACTGGAAAGTTTTTGTATATGGTTCTGAATTTAACAAAGGAACTAGTGGTATGGGAGAAGGAACTAACGCTGATGCGGTAGAACCTTCATTCGCTTCATTTAGCAACAAACCAATTATTCTAAAAGATCATTACCAGATATCTGGATCTGATACTTCAAGAATCGGTTGGGTTGAAGTTAGTGCAGAAGATGGAACTTCAGGATACTTATGGTATCTAAAAGCTGAAGCTGAAACTAGACTAAGATTCAATGATCAATTGGAAATGGCATTAGTTGAAGCAGAAAAAGGAGCGGATAGCTCTGCAGCTGAAGGTTCTAGTGGTCTTAATAAAGGCAACATTGGTACTGAAGGTTTATTCTCAGCAATTACAGCAAGAGGTCATGTTACTTCTGGTATAGCTGGTACTAGTGCTTCTGATGACTTAGGATCTTTTGATCAAATACTTAAAAAGTTTGATGAACAAGGTGCTATTGAAGAGTACATGCTTTATTGTAACAGAGACGTATCATTAGCAATTGATGATATGTTAGCATCTCAGAATTCTTATGGAGCTGGTGGTACTTCTTACGGGGTATTCAGTAACTCTGAAGAAATGGCATTAAATTTAGGTTTTGCAGGATTTAGAAGAGCGTCTTACGACTTCTACAAATCAGATTGGAAATACTTAAATGATGCTACTTTAAGAGGTCAAGCAGCGTTTAGAAACGACGTAAGAGGTGTTTTAATTCCAGCTGGTACATCAACAGTTTATGATGATGTAGTTGGAAGAAGCATGAGGAGACCGTTCCTACATGTGAGATATAGAGCGTCTCAAATGGATGATAGAAGAATGAAAACATGGATCACAGGTTCAGTTGGTGGAAACATCACTTCTCACCTTGATGCTATGGAAATCAACTTCCTATCAGAAAGATGTTTAGTTGTACAAGGAGCTAATAACTTTATGTTACTTAACTAATACATTATTTTAAAGAGTTAGGTGCTTCGGCACCTAGCCCTTTATTTTTTTAACTATTTAATTATATTATATTATGGCAAAAAAGAAGAAAGAGGTAGTTTCTTTAGAAGAAACTCCTATAGCAGTTGAAGAAAAACCAATTGCTAAAAAACAAGAGTTGAAAAAAGATTCTTGGGAAATGAAAGATAGAGTTTACTTTTTAAAAAGAGACCTATCTCCTTTAACGTATACAATAAAATCAAGAGGTATATATTACTTTGATGAAGAGAAAGGATATGAAAGAGAACTAAAGTATACGATTAATCAAAGAACTCCATTTGTAGATGAGTTCAAAGGTGATTCAAGATTGGGTCACATTGTTTTTGAAAATGGAACATTACGTGTGCCAAAGGAAAAACAAACATTACAAAAGTTATTATCATTATATCATCCAGATAGAGGAGGTTTATTTGACGAGTTAGATCTCATTCAAAACGCAAAAGATGATATGGTTGATATAGAAATGGAAATTGATGCTTTAAATATAGCGAGAGATATGGAGATTGATCAAGTGGAGGCTATATTAAGAGTAGAACAAGGAACTTCTGTTTCAAAAATGACATCCAAAGAATTAAAAAGAGATGTTTTAGTATTTGCTAAAAGAAATCCTAAATTGTTTATGGAATTAGCAAATGATGAAAACGTACAACTTAGAAACTTTGGAATTAAATGTGTTGAACTAGGTTTATTAAAGTTATCAGGTGATAACAGAAGTTTTACATGGGCTAACACAGGTAGAAAAGTTTTAAATGTTCCTTTTGATGAACATCCATATTCTGCCTTAGCAGCTTGGTTTAAAACTGATGAAGGTTTAGAAGCCTACAACAATTTAGAAAAAAGATTAAAATAATTAATCATTTTATAGAGTAGTCATCTCTATGAGATGACTACACTATATAAAAAGAAATTTATGGCAATAAATATAAATACAATTTACCAAAGAGTTTTAACAATTGCAAATAAAGAACAAAGAGGTTATATTACACCTCAGGAGTTTAATGTACTTGCAAACGCCGTTCAAGTAGATATATTTGAACAGTATTTTTACGACTTAAGTCAATTTATGAGAAGACAAGGTAATGACACTAGGCATGCTGATGTTATTGATAGTATTGAAGAAAAAATAAGTTTATTTGAAAAAAACAATACTAGCTCAACATATAATCCAGTTAATGGCTCTCATGATTTACCAAGTGATTTGTATAAAATGTCATCTGTAACATTCAATTCTGTTGAGGTAGAAAATAGCTCTTTAAAAAATCTTAAATACATATTAGCAAGTAACCTAACACTACCTACAAATACCCAACCAATATATATAAAAAATTCCGATGGTATAATTGTATATGGCGCTAAATCCACGTCTCCATATTATGAAAAGAAAACAACTGGTGTTACTATGGATTATATAGCTAAACCAGCTACTGTAAAATGGGGATTTATAATGGTAAATAACGAACCGTTATACGACGCTAATGCGTCTACTAATTTTGAACTACACAATTCAGAACAAAGAAATTTAGTTAATAAGATATTAGAACTAGCTGGTATATCAATGAAAACTGGTGATGTCTATCAAGCAGTTGATAAAGAAGACATGGAAAATTTACAAAACGAAAAAATATAATTAGATGGCAGGATTATTTAACCAAACACAAGAATCGTATTACAGACAAAGCCAATCCATATGGAGTACTAATCCTAATGGTGATGTAACTACATTTACATTAACATCAACGTATTTTCCATCATTAAGTAGTTTAACAGAGTCTGATATACAAGTATTTGTTAATAACAATGAAATAGATCCCGCGAACTATAGTTATAGCACATCAACCAACGTATTAACATTCAGTGGTAATAATTATAATAAAACTGAATTATTAGATGACGGTGCACCTATTAGTGGTTATACTTTATTAGTAAAAGAAAAAGCAGGAAGCGAACGGTTTGGAGAATACCAATACATATCACTAGATGATATTGTTAATAATTTTATTATAGCATATGTTGGAGAGGGAAAAATAATATCTAAAGTTAAAAAGACCGATGTAATATTTCATGCTAAGAGAGGTTTAGCTGAGTTTAGTTATGATACTTTAAGATCAGAAAAAGCACAGGAAATTGACGTCCCAAGTAATCTTGTAGTTAAACTACCACATGATTACGTAAGTTATGTAAGATTAAGTTATAGTGATACTGATGGTATTGAGAGAATGTTATATCCAATGAGATATACTTCTAATCCCACGGCGCTTTTACAAGATAGCGATGATAAATACTTGTTTAACGAAGATGGTGATGCATTAACCGCGCAACCATCTACAACCTGGGATAAATTTAAATCAGGTAATTCATCATCAACTGAAAATACAAATAACGATGACAGTGCAGATGTTGAATGGAGATATGATGAAGGTAGAAGATTTGGTATAGAACCAGAGAATGCGCAAGATAATGGAGCATTTTACATTGATCAACTGTTGGGAAAAATTCATTTTTCTAGCGGATTGAGTGGTAAAACTTTAATAATAAAATACATATCAGATAATTTAGGTTCAGATGCTGAAATGCGAATACATAAATTTGCCGAAGAAGCATTATACAAACATATTGCGTATGCGGTAGCAAGCACACGGGTTGGTATACCTGCGGGCCTAATAGATTTAATGAAAAAAGAAAGATTTTCTACACTACGAAACGCTAAAATAAGATTATCAAATCTTAAATCAGAAGAGTTAGCTCAAGTAATGAGGAACAAATCTAAGTGGATTAAAAGCTAATTAATATGCCAGAGTTAAATAAAGTATTTTCCGGAGGTGCTATGAATAAGGATCTTGATGAGAGACTTATACCACAGGGTTTTTATAGAGACGCGCAAAACATAGAGATACTTACATCCGAAGGATCTAACGTGGGTTCTGTACAAAATATTTTAGGCAATCAAGAAAGAAAATTAAAAACATCCCCAACAACAGAATGGTCTTCAGGTTATATTAGTAATTTAACTAATCCAGAATGTATCGGTAGTATCGCAGATACAGAAAATAATAAAATATATTGGTTTATAGCAACATCTGATAAAAGTGTTAGTGCTATAGCAGAATACAACGTAACAACTAAAGTTGTTTCTCCGGTTTTAGTAGACAAAAATAATATCCTCAATTTTAGTTCTAATTATCTAATAACAGGTGTTAATGTCATTGATGGTTTGTTGTTTTGGACTGATAACCAAACTGAACCAAAGAAGGTTAATATAGCTCAATGTAAAGAATTTCATCAAAATCCTGATAATAACGCAGATAATTTTACCACGCACACACAAATAAATGATGTTTTAGATAATGATGAAGATTTTAAAGAAGAGCATATAACAGTTATAAAGCAATCACCACTTAAAGCCCCAACATTAACACAATCTGCAACAAAATCAGATGGTGGAGTTGGCATAGCAGCTAATCCAGTTGATACATCAAAAGATTTTTCTGATGGTGGCTCAACAAATGTATTTAAAGCGGGTAGATTAACAACAATAAATGTTGATTTTTATCCAAACGCCTGGTCAAAAGGTGATATTATAAAAATTTCTAGATTAGCTGTGATAGATCAAATAAAAATTGAACTTTCTATTAGAGCAACTGTTTTAGGTATAAGAACAGGGACTACATTTAACTATTTTGTGGATATAAGAATCATATCTATTGATGATAGAATCGGAACAGGAGCGGAAACATGGGAATGTGTTTTGGAGGAAGATGATCCATTATATAAATTAAAATTTGTTAGATTTGCTTATAGATATAAATATAATGACAGTGAATATTCTTGTTTTTCTCCTTTCTCTGACACAGCTTTTGTCCCTGGTACTTTTGATTATAGACCTCATCTTGGTAGCAATTTAGGTATGGAGAATATTCTTAGAGAATTAACGTTAACATTTCCTGATTTGGTTTTAGATCGATCTCCCAACAATGTAGAATCGGTGGATATATTATATAAAGAATCCAATAATAATAACGTTAGAATAGTTACTACTTTAAAACCAACTAATAATATAGATGTAGATGACGTTAATTTTGGTAAAGATGAATTCGATACAACATTTACAATTACAAGAGAAATATTAAAATCACTCGTAGAATCAAACCAACTACTAAGACCATGGGATAATGTGCCTAGAAAAGCTAAAGCACAAGAGCTTGTTGGTAATAGAGTAATTTATGGTAATTATATAGAAAATTATGATGTTGATAAAGATCCTGAAATTATAGCAGATCAACTATCAGTAGATGTTATTGAATCCCAAACTTTTATTTCAGATGGTGGTACTCGTAAATTTACATTAAGCCCTGATGTATTTACTGAGTTTCCTATACAAGGCACTGATATTCTGGTTTATCTAGATGATAGTCTAGAAACTTTTGAGGATTTACCAAGAGGTGTTATATCAAATGATCCCTCGTTAGGTACATATGTGTTTTTCACGGGTGATATACCTGGGGCAGGATCTTTACGAATAGAGTATGATAGAAGAAATCGAGGTCATAAATCTGTAAAGTCACAAAGGACATACCAACTAGGTGTTGTATACCAAGATAAATACGGCAGACAATCTCCTGTGTTCACGAGCCAGCGTGCTTCTGTGTTTATAGAAAAACAAGCAAGTGCAACAATAAATAAGCTTATAGGTAATATATCTACAAATGCACCAGGTTGGGCAACACATTATAAGTGGTTTATAAAAGAAGGTACCAATGAGTACTATAATTTAGTTTTAGATACTTTTTATGCAGCGGAAGATGGTAACGTGTGGCTTACATTTCCATCATCTGAAGTTAATAAAATATTAATTGGAGATTATATTGAATTAAAAAAGCAACATAACGCAGAGATAGTTGTGAGTGAATCAGCAAAATTTAAAGTTATCGATATATCACTTGAACCACCTCCGTATGTTGAGTTTGAGCATGACCAATTGCATAAAGAAACTGTAACAAGATATGCCACTTCTCTAGGGAGTGTTGGTCTACCAACATATCAATTCTCTGGGCCTACGAATTCCGAAGAATTAAGTAAACATATGTCTCCGGCAATGAAAAGTATTAGATTTACAGCGGGAACTGGTGTAGATGCTAAGGTGTCAGGATGGTATGAAATTATAGATTCGAGTGTCTCAGCCACCAACGCTAATAAGAATAGTTGGGAATTTACATTTGATCGTCCTATCTCACCTGATGATGTATTTCTTGAAAACGCAACACAACTCAATATTGAGCTAAGAAAAAAAGAACCAAGAAGAGGTGCTCATTTATCTGGTAAATTTTGGGTTAAAGTACTTGATGGTTTAGAATTTCAAAGATATATTAGAGAGCCATCACCAACTGGAGGTGCTGGTTACCAAGCGCATATGTCTTTACCAGAGCGTAACTCTCAAGGTATACAAGAGAGGATAGATAATATAGATCAAAATAAACCCCAATTATCATGGAGGTTAAATGCTGGTAATAATCTTGAAACATGGACATCAAATAAACCTAGCAATATACAAAACGATCCTATAAATCTTACTTCCAATAAAAAAAATACACACCCTGAACTAAACAACCAATACTTTGGTTTAACACTAACAGGGTTTCGTTGGAATGAAAGTATCTCAGGAAAACCAACAGGCGGCTGGAGCGACAGTCAAATAGAGAGTGCAATAGAGGAAGCGCTTAGTCAACTTCAAGGTAAGGATTTCGCGGCAATGTTACATATCCAAGTAGGATCGGTAATACGTTTTTCTGATGAAACTGGAAAAAACTATAGTGAATTATATGAAGTTTTACCACATAGTGATTTTTATGAATATAGAAATTATTGGGATAATGCAACAATTTCACAGGGACCTTATTATTTTACAAGGGTATGGAAAATAGGTTTGTTGCATGAGAACACCGAGGGATATCAAGCAACAGAATTTACACACGTAGATGGTTCTGTTGGTGATAAACCAGCAACAAGGATTGAAATAATGATGAAAGTTGATGAACCAGATATTACCACTATGCGTGTAAAATCACCTGCTATATTTGAAACTGAACCACGTGATATTGCTGATTTAGATTTATACCATGAGATTTCTGATGCAATAGGTATTATTAAAGCATCCCCAACAACAAACTACGCGTTGCGAAGCAAAACAGGTACCACAAGTTTTACAAAAGATGTACCAAAAGTTATTAATGCGAATAATGAAGAAAACACTATAACACTAGATATTACAGTAAATGATATCGATCAAAATGAAACTTTAACGTTTATTGATTTAAATACAGGTTTTACGAGTGATATTATAACATCAACACTTAATGACACTGAGTTTTCTGGGTCAAACACTATTATACACGTTGGAACCGGTGGTCACGTTGGAACAGATATATTATCTTGGTCTAATTGTTTTACATTTGGAAACGGTGTTGAGTCAAATAGAATAAGAGACGATTATAATCAAGTATTTCTAGACAAGGGACCTAAAGTTTCTACAATACTTGAACGTTCTTTTAAAGAGGAACATAAAAAAGCAAGTTTAATATACTCAGGTATATATATTAACAAAAACGGTATTAATGGTAGCAATCAATTTATACAAGGAGAAAAAATTACAAAAAATTTAAATCCTGAATATGGATCAATACAAAAACTTAATACGAGAGATAGTGATTTAACCGCGTGTTGTGAAGATAAAATTATAAATATAGTTGCTAATAAAGATGCTTTATTTAATGCTGATGGAAATCCTCAGTTAATATCTAGTACAAATGTGCTTGGTCAAGCTATACCTTACGTCGGTGAACATGGTATTAGTAAAAATCCAGAATCATTTGTTTCTCATGCTTATAGATCATATTTTACTGATAGTGCGCGAGGAACAGTTTTAAGATTGTCTAGAGACGGCTTAACCGATATTGGTAGTAAGGGTATGGGAGATTACTTTGGAGACAACTTAAAAACGTCTACATCGTTAATGGGTAGTTATAATGAAGATAAAGATGAGTATATACTTACATTAAAAAAAGCAACCGATGAATCAATAGCTTTTTCAGAGACTGCAGGTCAAGGTGGTGGATGGACAAGTTTTAGATCATATATTCCAGAAAGTGGTGTTGGTATTGATAGTATATATTATACATTTAAAAATGGTTTAATATATTCTCATGATAATACCACTAGAAATACGTTTTATGGTGGATCAGCAGTTGAATCGAGTATTAATGTTATGTTTAACGAAGCAAGTGAAACTATAAAAAGTTTTAAAACGATAGCGTACGAGGGAACACAACAAAGAAAATACAGATATGAAGGTACTATTAATAGTGTTACATACGGCGATAATGATAATTTATCTTTAGCGAGGTTAATAGAATTAACACCAACGTCTACAGAGCTTAACGCATTGACGTCAGAAGAAAGACAAGCAGGTTGGTATTTAGATTCAATTACCACAGATCTACAAACTGGTAGTATACAGGAATTTGTTGGTAAAGAAAATAAATACTACAACCATTTAAGGGGTGATTCATTAGATGATACTAATTTAGATTCATCTGAAATCTCTGTTCAAGGTATAGGTAAAGCACACGCCGTAGCAGATGCTGGTGGTCAAACAACCGCGGAAGTTAATGTTATAATAAAGGGTTTAAATGTTAATGAGTTATCTATAAGTGGTACACCTACAGGTTATTCTACAAATAGTACTAATGATGAATTTACAAAAACTTTCACCACCTCAACTGCATTAAACACAATTACAATAGATATTAATTTAGATCCTAATGATGGGTATTCCTTACCAACATCACTTACTATTAGTGGTAACGCAACGGCATCATCATATAATTCAACCACTGGTACTGTTACTTTAACGTTGACAACAAGTGGTACTGTAACAACAAGTGGTCATACAGAAACAATTACTATTACATCACCTAGTATTTTAAATAAAAATAATGTTGCTGGTGAGTATATAGTTCAAGGTAGTAATATAGTACTACCAAAAGACATTGGCACAACGAAATCTTATAGCGCTACGGGTTATGAAGCGAATACATCAGTGGTGGTAGATGCGTTTCAATGTTTATCAGCAGTTTCTGCTAATGTATTTGGAAAAGTAGTTAATGGTTCATACGTAGAACCAACAGCAGGGGATTTATTAACCGTTGATACAAAAAACGATATCAATGGAAGATACAAACTTATTATGTCACAAAAAAATTATAACTCAAATGGTCAATTAGTTGCCTTTTATGCTGCTGTTGAGTACACATTTGGTAGTGAATCCACTATAACAGATGATGAAATTACTATAAACTTACCAACAGTAAATACGATAGATGAAATTATAAACCCAAAAATCACAAGGATAGAATTAGGTAAACTTGTTGGTGGGAAATTTGTTCTTGATAATTCAACTGTAGGTCACAATGGCGCAAATGATATAAGATATTTTAAAGTTTCTGGGAATCCTGGTGCTAAATTTGGTATTACAAGAAGATCCCCAGGTCCTGCGCTTGGTTGGAAATTAAATGGTGCTAATAGTGATATTGCAGCTGATGCTCTTACTATACCAGATGATCAAAACTTTTTACTTGTTAAAGTTGAATGTGGTGATAGAAGTGCGCAAATGGAATTAGCAGACACAGGATTTTTTGTTAATAGTACTTATTTAAAAGATGATTTTTATGAAATATCTTCTGTATCACCAACAGAGCATATACAGATAGACCAACATGGTTGGTCGAAATTAAAACTTGCTATTACAAGTAGTAATTATGGTGGTAGTGGTAGTGGTATAGGAACAGATTATACTGTGTATGAAGATGTTAGTAGAGAATTTTTAACAAATTCCACTGATTCAGCTTTTGATGATGATACTGCTATTACAGCTAAAGTAATTACAGCAGAAGCAGAAACACGTAAAGTAATTACCAATCCTTCAAGCCCAACAAAATTTATTCCTTTTAAATATGTATTTGATCATGGCGCTAGTGCAGATGATACATTAAATAGAAGTGCTAGTGAAACAATAGGTAGTGGACTAGATTTTTCTCACACAGGTAACGGTGGGGCAAATGATGATGATGGTTTTGATATTACAATAAGTAATTTAACAACAACATTAACTGAGGGATCTGGTGGTAATGCTACTAAATTAACAGTGATGGGGTTAGCAACCGTCAATCAATATGGTGATGGTTCATCAACTCCTAGTAGTGGTTATAATATTTTAAATTTCAACCCAGACGCATTAATAACAAAAGGTAGTGGCGTTTCTAGTTTATATGTTAATTTATTTGGCGCAGCTGGTGGTAATATAGCAACAACCACAAGTAGAGGGGATATACCAGTTACTATAAACATAGGCACGTCAGATGGAACAAATTACACAGGTACAGTTACATTTGTACCTTTAGCTTCTTTCTTTAATGGTAAAACAACTAGTCAAATAACAATAAGCTACACGCTTGATGGTTTTACAAATAACGGATCCGCAACAAATCCTAGCGGTTGGACAGGAGCATATACAGGTGGCACAGCAACTATAGCTATAAACGTAAACCTTGATAATGCGAGTGGTGGTAACTTAATAGCTGGTGATGCGCCGTTAACGATTCAATATAGTGCAAGTTAATAAAAAGATATGGCAAGAAATATAACAATAACATTTACGTACGATATAAACGATTTAGTTCAGGTGAACGATATTGTATATTATCAAGCGGCGGGTACTGTTACTATAATTAAACTAGGTGCTGTAGTAGAAATAGATTTTACAAACAAAACAATTACTGTAACTATCACTGATACAACAAGACCACCTGGCGACGGTGATTATATCTTTTTTAGCAAAGACAATAAAGCACATCAGTCAGATATAATAGGTTATTATGCTGAAGCAGTAATGAAAAATAACAGTACAGAAGAAGCGGAGTTATATCAACTATCAGCTCAAATAACGCCGAGTAGTAAATAACAAAAAAAAAGTGTAATTATAATATATAAACGATAAAATTAAAAAAATGGAAGAATTATTATTATTAATAAATCCTATTATAGATTTTCTAACAAATAATCCAGAAGGAGTAACGTTAGCATATTTTGGCCTTGGAGGAGGGGGTACATCAAGTCAAGGTGGATGGACGTTTACAAATCAACCATACCAAGGAACAACAAGCGGAACAAGCGGAACAACCGGTACAAGTTCTCTTGTAGATAGATTTAAAGCTATGGATCCTGCCTTGCAAACTCATATGGCATCGAGTGTAGGTAGTGGTGTAGCAGGTTTATTTCAAGGTATTTTTGAAATGGGTGATGCAAGACAGCGTGTAACAGATACCAAAAAAGAATACAAAGCACGAAAATTAGCTTTAGGTGGAGTTGATACATCCAATCCATTTGCAAGAATAAGAAATCCATATGCAAATCTTGAAGTAAACAAACAGCAGGCTGAATTTCAAGTACAACGAGGTCAACAAGCTTTAGTTGATACAATGTCGCAAATGCGTGGAGCGACAGGCGGTAGTGGTGTTGCAGCGTTAGCACAAGCGATGGCCAATCAACAATTAGGAAATATACAACAAATATCAGCGAATATAGGTCAACAAGAATCTGAAAACACAAGACTGAGAGCAACGGGTGCTATGGAAGCACAAACATTAAGAGGTCAAGGGAAACTTCAATCTGCTGAATTAACAGGAGCTAAGCAAAGTGTGTTATTGGATTATGCTGTAAAAGAATATCAAGCTGCAGAAAAATACAAATCAGAATTAACAGGTGCTGTGGCAGGAGGTGTTGGTAGCATGGCAAGCGCAATGTTTACTGGCGGTATGGGTGGACTATTCACGCCATAAAGAATAATAAACTAATAAATTAATTATATGGGATTTACAGGAACAAAATTAGAAACAATAGGACCGGTTTTTGTCGATTGGGCAAAATCGTTTGAGAAGGGATTTGATACAAAAGCAGCTGAGGACTATTTGAAGCTAAAAAATGATCAGTATATTTTAGATCGACAGTCAAAACCTGAGATACCAGAAACACCACTAGATGGACTCAACGATAACGGGGCGTTAACAACTAGATTCACAGACATGCGAGCAAGGTATGATGAGTTGGCTGATATACGTAAGAAATATCCAAGCGCAAGAGATAAACATATTGATGCTACCAAAGAGATGAATAACATTATAAAAGAGATGAATAATGTTGAGGAAGTATTCGGATTAATAGAGACGGCATCTTTAGAGCATGCTGCGGATCCCACTCAGTTCCCTGGTGATATGATGATGGGACCAAGTGTAGAACATGAAATATATTTAGATATAGTTAATGGAAATTTTGGTGAGGGTAGTGAAATATCAAAGATTGAATTTGAAGATAATACAATAAAATTTGTTTCAAGGTCTACTGGCGAGAAGTACGCGTGGACAGATTTAAGAAAACCCGAGGGAAATCCAAAGTTGATTGATGCATTTGATAATAAATTACTAGATCCAGATAGTGGTCTAGTTGCAAAAGCTATAGCGGGAGACGCAGAAAAAGTTAACAGCCTGGGAGCTGAAGTTCAACATACAATAAGGGAAATCGGACGTACAAGTTATAATGATTTATTTCCTCTACTTATGGGGCAGCATTTTACCCATTTTACTGTAGAAGGAAAAGATGGACGCCAAGGAACCCCTGATGATTTAAAATCATTTCAGGTAAGCGCTACTGATAGTGATTTATATGCACAATATTTCAAGAACACATTTTCTAATTGGGATGAATTTATTAGTATAGATACCAATGGAGGAGTTACACCACTAAAGAAAGAAGTTGATTGGAAAAAGTGGGCAAATCCTAAATATGCAGCAAGAATGGGATTAAAATTAGAAGAAGGTAAAAATGCTAGTTTTATAAAAAGTCAGGTTACAGATTTTTTAACAGAGTATTGGGGTAACAATGTAACACAAATGGCAAGAGCCGCAGAAGTCATGAAGAACAAAAAGGATCAAGAAGAAAAAAATATCATAAAAGATCCTTTAAATTTGAATAGAACGGGACTCAACTCTAATGAATACACTAGAAGAAGAAAAATTGTCGCGGGCGAGGGATTCTTACAAAATGTTCAAACAGAAGCAGAGGAAATATTTAGAAATAAATATCCAGATCTAACATTCGATGTAGATAGCCCTGAATTTAAAAAAGAATTTGGTGAGGTGTTTGTTAGTAAAATAAATAGTTTTAATGTAGCAAATAGAAAATATGATCCAAAAAGAATATTCACTTCTGTTAGTGATGCTAGGTTATCAGCGTTTCGTCTTATGGATGCAGAGACAGTAGAAAACATGATTAAGAGAAATTATAAAAACTATGAGAGCAATGTAAACTATATAAACTTCAGCGAAATACTAGCAGCTGAAGACGGTATACCTGTTGATAACAAACTTGAAGCAGGAATTAACAACTTAGTTGATAGATTTATTGGGATACAGGATTTAGCTAAAAATCAAGAAATAAAAAAAGTGGGACACTATGTAGGCAGTGATAACAGATATAAAGCCGGAGTTCGAATTGTTATGAATGAAGGTAACGAACTTAAAGAAATTGCAAACTCTCTTAATATAAATCTTGAGGGTTTAAAGTCATGGAAAGCTTTAACAGAGACAACATACACGGGAGATGCACTTAAACAAAATCAGGAAAAAATAAAAAACCAATTTAAGGAGGTTGTCAAAGAATTAAGAACGGCTTTCTGGCAAGAAAGAATGTCAAGGGATGTAGCGTATAAAAACCCTGATATGATATTAACATATGATGATGATGGTGTAACACAATTCCAAGGTATATCTATATTTGGTGGCAGAGGATTAGAAGTTGATGAAATATCAGGTAAAAATGTATTAAATCTAGGATTTATGGGAGGTATTCAACTCGATGCTTATGGTCAAGATATAATGGATGAAAGATATTTTCTTCATTTAACTAATTAAAAATCCTATGTTAACACTCGAAAACGTTTATAAGCTTTTAATACAACAAGGTAAAATAAGTGGTAGTTTTGAAAATTTCCACAAAAGCTATAAGTCTAATGTTAACTTCCAACAAACAATTAACTCTATGATTAAAAATCTAGGTTTACTAGATTCTGACTTACCTAAAGAGGCTGTTAGTCCACAATCTCAAACTCAAACTCAAACATCTGGTTTTCCTAAGCAAAGAGGCATCTGGGTTGACACTGACCAATCAGTGGAAACAGAAAACTGGTTAGATAAAATACCTATTATAGGTGATTTTTTATCTGATATGGTAAAGTATACAGTTGGTGGCGCTAAGGCTGGTATGACTGCCGATGAAAGCGTTGCTCTTATGAAAAGAGTTTTTGGTGATCAGAAAGCAACAGATGAAGAGGTATTGCGATACATTGAAGCATATAATGAAATGGCAGATCCAACGACCGTGACAGATGAAATGCAAGAATATCAAAGAATATACGAAGAAGAAGGTAAGGGTGTTTGGGGTGTTGTAAAAGGATTAACACATAATCCATCTGTTATGCTTGGTTTATTTCTCCAGTCAATGTCCACGCAGGTCGCTGCGGCTGGTTCATCAAAAGAAGTCGCAGGAGCAGGAGCAGCTTTTGCTAGTATAGGTGCAGGGGTTGGTGCTAAGTTTGGTGGTATCGGTGCTATTCCAGGTGCTATAGCGGGGGCTATGGGTGGTATTGCTACAGGTATGGAAGCAGCATTAACATTTGGTGAATTATTAAAAGAAGAAGCAGGTGAAGGGAATTTTACACTTGAGGGTGTAAGAGCAGTACTTAACGATCCGGAAAAAGCTGATAGTTTTGTTAATAAGGCTTTACAAAGAGGTTTGACTATAGGTATGATAGAAACACTTACCGGTGGTATAGCGGGTAAAGCAACGAAAGTAATTAGTAGATCTAGAGGAATGGGATTAGGAACAGCAGCTGGTTTAACAACTGAAGCAGTTGGTGGTAGTGTTGGTGAAACAGCTGGTATGTTAGCAGCTGGCCAGGAACTTGATACATCAGAAATACTTCTTGAAGGTATAATAGGTAAAGGAAACAGTATGGTTAATGTTCTTGCTAATTTATCTCAACCTGGAAAGTATACAATCAACGGCGAGGCATATGATAGTGCAGGTAAATTTGTAGAAAAATTAAACTTAATGAACAACGAGACATTAAGAAAAGCAAAAATTAATGTTGAAAATAATGATGTTGTAGAGAACTTAGTAAATAAAAAGAGACAACAAGCTTTATACGACTTAGCGATAGGTAAAGAAGTTACCAATATAAAAGATAGAAAAGAAATTATAAAATTAGAAGAAGAGTACGCTAAAGTAAAAGACCAAACAAGTGTAGCGGGTAACATAAAAGCAACTGAATTAAGAAACAAAATTAAAGATATTTTAAACAAATACAAAGGCGGTGAAACTACCGTTAAATCGGTTATCAAGCAAGGTGCATACATAAGAAAGGTCTCTAATCTTGAAAATAATCTAGCTAAAACAAAAGCGTTTGCAAAAATTCTTGGTGTTGACTATAAGTCAATGTCAAACGATGAGTACGTAAATTTTATAAGTGAATATAATTCTAAACACAAAACAAATTTTGACATAGAAGGTGAGGGTCAAATACTTCAGGACAATACAACAAACAAACAGGTGATAGTTATAAATAAAGACGTAGCACAACAAAGTGATCAGTTCACCGTTGGTCAACATGAACTACTACATGCACTACTTCACTCAACATTAAAAAATAACGACGCAACAGCCATTAAACTAGGACAAGAGCTAGAGAAACATTTAGATAAAATTAACCTAAAAACAGTAAAAGATAGTAAGTTTAAAGCAAGGTTAGCAGCATACAAACAAGCTGCAAAAGATGGAAGAATAAAAGAAGCTGACAGGTGGGAAGAAGTGTTAACACTAACGTCAGAAGCTATGGCTAATAACGAGTTAAAATATGATCAAACCGCTATGGATAAAATAGCAGACGTGTTAAGACAGTTTTTGAGAAAACATTTTAACGTTAACATAAAACTTAATGAAGCTGAAGATGTTTTTAATTTTATTAAAGACTACAATAAAAGTTTTGATGAAGGTAATTTATATAAATCATTTGGTAGAATGTCCACTAAAGGATTACAAGGTAAGTTAATACAAGAACCGGTATTACAAATAACTCAAAATATTATTAATAAAAATAAAATTGGTGATTATAATATTGACGACACAACTAGAAAAGAAATTGTAAATGGTTTTGAGGAAAGTTTGGGTGTTGAAGAAGCTGTGCGGGAAGCTGTGCCTTATTTTATACCTAAAATAGAGGCGGTTGTTGCAAGAGACAGAGATTATACCCTGACAGATTTAACAGCAAGAGAGATTCAGGAAGAGAAGAGCGATATAATACAACAAACGTTATATAATTTAATATTGCATGGTAATACATTTGATAGAGCTAAATTTCCAAATCAAGATTTTGATGCATACCTAAACTCATATATTACGAAAAAATTTGGATCCGCGGTTAAAAAAGTACAAAGAAAAGAAACAAAAATAACTCCGGCTCAGCAAAGAAAATCCGAAAGAATAATTAGCGAAAGCACAACTGAAACCGTAGCAGGAGGTATAACTGATAAGTATGTACTTGATAAGACCACACAAGCAAAATTAACCGAAGCTGTTAATGAAAATGTACAGCGCGCTTTAAAACAAATAGTGGTAGGTAGAAAACCCCGTCAAGTAAAACTTGATATACATAATAAATTTAGAAAAGAAGCTATAGCAAAAGATATAAAAAATACTATAAAAGATAGAAAAACCTACAAAAAGCATTTAGAAAATAATCTTGAAGAATTTTACAACGAAGTTCCAATATCAGTATTAACTAAAAGATTCAGGCCAGATGAAGAAACAGCAAAAAAATACAATGAAGATCCTGATTTATTTGTTAAACCTGCTATCAACCCAGAGACAGGTGTACAATATAGAATAACAAAAACAAACACATCCCAACCTGGTGTATGGGCAAAAAACGATTGGAATGATATTAAAGAGCGTGCGATAGCATGGCATTTATCGTGGACAGATAAAAATGGAAAAGTTCATGATTTACCAGCTAATTTACTTGGTACTAGAAAAGACAAACACGTTCAAGAAATATCTAGTTTATTTGGTATGAAGGCGGCAAATATAATCACATCATCACCTGAATTTGTCGATTCAGTAAATGATTGGGTTGAATTTTCTGAATTAAAAGCTGATGAAATTATAGAACACACAAATAATGTTACTAATATTAGATCTAAATTAAAATTCAGTCTAAACACGTTTACTAATCATGGTAAACCCGTGTTAAAAGATTTCTTCTTGCATGGTTGGGCTGACCCAGAAACATATAACAATTTTAAACAAACTATAATTAATAGAGTTCCAAAAGAAGAGCGTGAGAGTTTTATAGAATGGTTAGATGATCAAGAAGCAACAGTTGTACCTCTTGATGTAGATGGTTGGTCAAGGAAACAAGAGAGTTGGTTGAAAGAAAATGATATAGACGCACACGACCTTTATAAAAAAGATATTGGAGGTAAAAATCCAAATGGTATAGCTAGAAAACAACTTGAAACAGGTATTATAAATCTTGTAAAGAAAATGGATCCAACGATGTTAAATATAATATCGCAACTTGGTGACAGCGCACAACTTAGTTTCTTTGGTTGGGAAGCACATAATCTTTCAAAACAAGATGGTAAAGGTATGAAAAAGGGAGATCAAGACTCTATAAATATACTAAATGCTATAAAAGATAGAATCAATGAGAAGGAAGTGGATCCAGATTTTCAAGATTTAGGTGTTGAGATTCTTGACGAAGAGGGAAATATAAAACCTAATATATTAAATGAAATTCAAAATGTTCAGGGTGGGAAATTATATGGTGATATCTGGAATGTTTTATTTACCAAAGATACAAACAAAAAAGAAAAACTCACAGAGCTAAAATCAAGAATGATACTTGCTAATAATTTAAATGAAAAATTATTTAAGTACGTTAATAAAAAATTAGCAGATTTAAATACAAGTAAAAATCCTATAGACAGGGTTGCTGTTCTTAGAATATATAAAGGAACACAAAACGCAACAAGTGGTTTTCATAGAATGTTTGCCAAGTTTAAACACGTGGAGGTTTATGAAGGCGTATCACAAGCTCCATGGGTCAGTATAAGTAAGACTGATAAAAGTAATATAAAGTATATAGCTAGTAAACCTAAAGAACCTTCAAAAACGCGAATTTATAAACCAAATACTAGCCATCCATTATATAAAGAAGCAAAGGTTTTATCTGATGATTTTAACAAAAAAAATGCTAAAGAAATAGCTAAGGGAAAAATGGAGGCAGCGGTGCCAACCAGTTTCCTAAAAAAATATACAGAACATTTAAAAGAGAATGTTTTTATGTTAGATAATACTTATGATTTAGCAAAAGAACAAAGAAAAGAGGAAAAAGACTCAAAAGAATATTACGATAAATTAAGCGAAGCTTTTTCAGAATACGATTCTAGCTTGAATTCACATGTTACTACTCTTGATATGGATAACGCTGACATTAAGGGGAAAAAGAAACGCGCTAGAACAATGGGTATAGGTGATAAAAAATTATATTATATTGAATCTGGAAAAATGAAAAATATATTTGATGTTGTCGAAGGTAAACCATCAGTTGAAAGTATAGTTGATAAACTGATGCTTCAAACGGAACTTGATAATTTAAAGGTAGTAAAACCAGTTACCGATAAAACTTCAAAACTTAAAATAAATATTAATGAGGAATTAAAAAAATTTAAAAACTACGATAAAGCTATAGAAATGGCAAATCGTATTAATCCACCTAAAAAGGGTGCTAGCTTTATTGATTTTGATGATACATTAGCAACAACAAAAAGTAAAATTAAATATACAATACCTAGAAGATTACCTGATGGAAGATTTAACTGGCATGTAGTCGGGTGGGGAGCAAGACCGGATAAAGGATCTTTAACACCAGCGGAATTTGCTGAACAACATGATAAGTTAAAAGCAATGGGTGCTAAGTTTGATTACTCAGAATTTAACGAGGTAAAAGGTGGAAAGAAAGGACCATTCTTTGATAAAGCAAAAGCATTAAAAGATAAGTTTGGCAACAGTGATATCTTTATAGTTACAGCAAGGCCAGCAGCAGCAGCCCCAGCAATAGCATCATTCTTAAGGGGTGTTGGGTTAAATATAAAAGAAGAGAATATAATTGGATTAGAAGATGGTAGACCTGAAGCGAAAGCAGAAGTTATCGTTGATAAAGCAGCTTTAGGTTATAATAATTTCTTATTTGCTGATGATCAAATAAAAAACGTCGAAGCAGTGGATCAAGTGCTTAATTCCTTAGATGTTGAAGGAAAAACTTACCAAGTACAGCAAAAATTTAAATTAAATTTAGATAAAGAATTTAATAAGATAATACAAGAAAATACAGGGTTAGATCTTAACGCTAAGTTTTCTGAAGCCGCAGCTAAACAAAGAGGTGCCATGAAAAATAAGTTCTGGAAAAGATTATTTATCCCACCTAATGCTGAAGATTTTATGGGGCTATTATATCACATGATTGGTAAAGGTAAAATAGGTGAACGACAAAAAGCTTTCCTTAAGAAAGCGTTAATTGATCCGTTTGCCAAAGCAACCACAAGGATGAATAATGCAAAGCAAAGAATTTCTAATGAATACGATAAACTTAGAAAGCAATTTCCTAATGTTAAAAAGAGATTATTAAAAGCAACTGATTATAATAATTTTACGTTCGATCAAGCTATAAGAGTATATATCATGAATAAAAATGGTATTGAAATACCAGGTTTATCTAAAAGAGACACGTCTGCTTTATTAAAAATTGTTAAATCCGATCCTGAATTAATTGCGTATGGGGATAGTGTATCAAAAATTTCGCGTCTCGATGAAGGTTATATAACACCAAAAGATACGTCTTGGTTAGCCGGTACTATAGAAAGTGACTTAAGAAACGTAAATGTACAAGAGAATAGAGGCAAATATCTTAAAGAGTGGATTGAAAATAAAAATATAATATTTTCAAAGAAGAACTTAAATAAAATAGAAGCTACATATGGTAGTAATTTCAGAGAAGCTATGGAGGATATACTGGTAAGAATGGAAACTGGTATTAACAGAAAAACTGGTAAAAATAGATTAGTCAATGAGTTTACTGACTGGATAAATAATTCTGTTGGGGCTGTTATGTTTTTAAATAGAAAATCAGCTATACTACAAACTATATCTTTTGCAAACTTTATAAACTGGACGGATAATAACCCT